TAATAGCTGTATTAATTACTGGGCTAGTTAAAGTTTTATTTGTAAGAGTATCTGTAGTTGCTCTTCCTACTAATGTATCAGTAGCTGTTGGTAAAGTTACTGTACCAGTATTTGATATAGAAGAAATAACTGGAGTAGTTAAAGTTTTATTTGTAAGAGTTTGTGAGCCTGTTAATGTTGCAACTGTATTATCAATTGCAAAAGTCATTGTTTGAGCAGAACCTGTAGTATCAATACCAGTTCCACCAGTAAGTGTTAATGCTTGTGAATCTAAATCAATTGATTGAGAACCACCAGTATCACCAGAAAAATCTAAATCACTTGCTGTTACTTGTGCATCAACATAAGTTTTAATTGCTTTAGCACTAGCGACTGTATCATCACTAGCTGAAACTGAAGCTAAATCTGTATCTACATCTGTAATAGAAGTAGCTGAACCAATCGTTAAACCATCTAAACTAACTGTTCCATCAAAGAAAGCATCTTTAAATTGTAAAGAACTTGTACCTAAATTAATATCATTATTAGTAATAGGAATAATTCCACCATCTAATAATTTAATTTGTTCTGTAGTAACTCCTGATACATCAACATAAAAACCTATCTCATCGTTAGGTGTATCTATTTCAATTTTGTTTAATGGAGTTGAAAGACCTGCATCTCCTATAAGAGCAATGACTGGTCCTTCTGCTGAAGTACCATCATGTTTATGTCCTGATGAACTATTAAAAGCAGATAGTAGTTGATTATATTCGTTATTAAATAATGCTGCTGTGACTGTATCACCATCATTAATTGAACTCTGTCTAGTATATCCTGCCATAATTTATCTTCTTCCTCCTGCTATAAATGAAACAAACATTCCATTAACTGAATAAGGAGCATTTGTATCATCACTAAAAAATTTAAAGTTATTAGAAAATCCACTGCCTGTTACTAATACACTCTTGCTTGGTAAAGTTGTTGCTCCAAAAGTGGCTGAAGCAAATACTGCTGAACCAAATAAAGAAGCTGAACTTAAATTACCTACTGCAAAGTTTCCTGGTTGAGGAACTTCACCGCTTTCAAAATCATATCTGATTCTTAAGAGTAAATCGTTTTGTGTTCCTTCAGGTTCAATATTAGTTTTAACTTTGTATAAACTTTTTCTTAAACCATTATCACCATAATCCATATCAGGTGTTTGAAATTCTGCTACTACATTAGCACCATCAAAACTATTACCAGTATCATGTTTATAAACATAACCTGTTTCATCAGTATGATGAAGTACTTCTGTACCATCGTTATTAACATCTGAAGTACAAAACTTAACAGGTAAACCTTTAGTTTGACTCCATTCAAATGCAGGTATACCTTCTGAATTATATTTAAATGTTCCTATAATTCCTTTTTGTCCAGAAGCTGCTTGTCCTGATTGATAATAGAATAATCTATATTGACTTCGTTCTCTAATAACCATACTTGAAATAGTAAAGTTAGAAAAGTTATTTATAATTTCGTTTACTAGAGGTAGTATTTTTCTACTAATAGAACTTAATTCAACATCGTCAATTCTAGCTGTACCAGCAACTGTTCTTAATCCATCAGGTGCTAAGAAGATTAAATCTCCACCTATCTCTTGAATTGAGTTGCCACTTACACAACCTATATTCTTAGTAACTGACTTAATTATAGGAGTAGAATCAAGGTTTGTCAACTCATATATACTATTTTTACAAAATATAATTAAGCTGTTTCTAAATACTTTAATACCTGTTACTATATCTCCTACATCAATAAACCCTGCAGAAGAATCTTCAAAGTCATAAGGTTTTAATCTACCACTATAATAAACAACACTAGGATTAGATGCTTGTCCAGATACTATAACTCTTTCAGTATATCGTTCTATTAGAGAACAACCTACTGGAGCAGACCTTTCTATTTCTTCAAAATGATAAGTACCATCACTATGTATATAAAATTCACCTAGTTTATTTACTCCATCTACAAAATAAAGAGTACCATTTGGACCTCCTGTAGATTCAAAGTTTACAAATTGAACATTGCTTTGATTAGTTCTAGGGATTACAGTTGCACTAGGTAAATCTCCTACTGGTATACCACCTGTATAATAACTTAAACCATTTTGTGTAGTTGAAGTATTTGCATTTTTATCTAATGTTAATACAGTATTACTTGTAATAGATAACACTTTATAAAAATCAGTAAGGATTTTAATATCATCACCAGCAGTAAAGTCAGTAGTAAAAGTAGTAGCTATTCCAGTTACTGTAGGCGAACCTGAAGATATAGAAACTGTTCCTGCACCTACTGTAAAAGTATCTACATTGATTGGTACATAAGAAGTACCTGTAGTACTAAAATATAAATTAGCTCCTTGAGCAACAACAATGCCAGAAGCATAACCTTTAATACCCTGCATTGCATCAGTTACAACTCCAGAAGGAATAACTGCACTTGTAGTTCCTAATTTTTCAAAACCACTTATTCTTCTATAACCACCTGTAGTAGATGATTCAAAATTTTGTAGGACAGTCGCAGCTCCAGGTGTTCTAAATAAAGCATGAGAACTTGAAATTAAATCCAAGCCACCTTGTACAGTAATGGAAGCTCCTTGAGTTGGCATTTTTTATCCTTAAGTAAATAGTCGTCTATCATCTTCCACATAACTAGGTTGTGGAGCATTTAGTTGTTCAATCATTTTGCCTAAACTTTTATTGTATTCAGTTAAAGCTAATTGAGTTTGTGCAATGTTATCTTTAAATTGATAAATATAATATCTTGCTCTAGCCATTAAAACAGTTTTGTATTGTTCTGGAAATAAAACTACATCTGTATCATTAACTAATGATGATGGTCTATTGTAAGCATAAAAATAAATTCTATAAACTTCATTAGGAACAGGCGATAAACCAAAGTGTCTATTATCTTCGCTTCGAACTATTCTTTCAGGTACACCAAAATTAGAATCAGCTTTAGAACTATCTCTATTTTCAGCTACAGAATAAAAATCTCTCCAAGTTTCTAACGAAACAAAAGGTAAGTTTCTAATTGTATAAGGTTCTGTTTTACCATTTACATTTTCTTCTGTTAATACAAAACCATCCCAATTTACATTTGAAAAATCTGTATCAACTCCTGATGAGCCTTGTTTTAAAAGATACCATCTTTGTCCTACAACAGTTTCAACATAAGTATTACCATTGTAATTACCTTGTGTTGCTGATGTTGATAACCAAGACCATGTATCTTGAGCATCTACTATATCAAAGTAAGCTCTATTAACACAGTTAGATACAAACTTTTGTACTCCAATTGCAGTTGTTACACTTGTAACTTCTGGTTCATTAATTTCAACCAGTAATTCGTTTGTCATTGAAAGATAAGTTTTAGCCATATATTAACAGTTCCATGCTCTTAGTGATTTATTAATTCTTGAGTTAGGGTCACGAGCAGTTTTAGCAGAAGTTAATTTCTTTTTCATACCTTTCATTCTAGCACAAAAACTTTTTCTTCTTTTATTCCCTACTACTTTACTTGGTGCTTTTAAATTCTTTTTCTTACCAGTTTTAGTTTTACCTTTATTGTAAGATGCTCTACCCTTTGCATTTAAACCACCTTCAGGATTTTTACCTTCTTTACGAGTCCATGCAGGTGATGACATTATACCCATACTAATTTCTATTTCTTTTTATTTTTTTTAATAATAATAACCATAGAGCTGCCTTTTTTCTTTGAATGTGCTTTACCACCACAACTCATCTTTACTGGTTTCTTTTTACTTTTATACATTATGTTCCTTTTAATTTAATGATTGGGGATATTTCTACCCCCAACCACATTTAACTATTTGATATAGTTAAGTACTGATTAATCTATTGTGTAGATTATTTTACCAGTGATTTCTGGTCTTAGTACTTTTCTACCCCATACCATTAGACCTCTAACGACATCCGAAAAAGTTCCAGTATCTCTGATTGTTTCTACTTTATTCATAGAAGACGCAGCAGAAGTAGCTGAAATGTGTCCGAATAATGCCATAGGAGCATCACCTGCACCAGCAGGAGTTGCACCAGATAAGTCATTAGTTGGTACATTGTTTGATTTATACATTTGGAAGCCTCTTAGCAATCCAGATGCAACTAAACCATTTCTAATTGAACCTTGACCAGCATTAAAGTCTACTGATAAAAGTTTAGAAGATGTGTTAGCTAGTTGGTTGTACCATTCAGGTGCAGCCACAAACCATCGTCCATCTTCAGGTGCATTAGCTTCATCTAATTCCTTAGCAGCTAATGACATTTGATTTAGAGGGTCTACTTCACCAGTACCAAATCCGATATCAATCGGAACTGAAGTTGTTCCCATTCCAGTAGTAACAGTTGCACCAGCACCTATTGCTTCTAAGATATTGCTATCCATAGCATCTCTCAAAGCATAAGCAGCATTATCTGCAGCTACAGCTTGAAAGTTAACATGAGAGAATCTCTTCTCTAAGTCATCTATTTTGAATGAAAAAGACTTCGCTTGGTCAATTGTAAGAACCAATTCTTGGTCTGTTAAGTTAGTAGCAACTACAGCTAGACCTCTAGTGTAATCCGCTACTGCGATTTGAGGCTCTTTGACAATGTTAACAGTATCGCCGAAAGATGAAATTTCACCCATGTAATCTGTGTTACAGATTGCTTCTGCGACTGCTGCTTTTCTTAGAGCTATTTGTACTTTCTTTGAATAGATTTCAGGAATAAAGAAACCATTAGTTTGACCTGAAACACCTAATCCAAAGTTATATGTTGAACCACCTGCAAATTTTGCCATAGTAGTATTCTCCTTTGTTAGTTGTTGATTAATAAAAAATAAAGATAAACTTAATCTATAAGTCTACCTTCCCTTTGAGCTTTTACAATTTCTTTTTCGTATTGCATAAACTCAGCATCTGACATTTTAGCAATATCAGAACGCTTGATGAAAAGTTCTTTACCTTCAGGTATTTGAGCTTGTTCATTAGTTTTAACTAACAAGTCAGCACCTTCTGATTTAGACTTTTTCTTCGTTTCGGTTTTTTTATCTAATCCAAGTCCTCGGTCCTTCTTATACAAGTCAATTGCTCTTGAAGCAAGTTTACCATCAGAGTTGTTTTCATATATCCATTTTTTAATTTCCATTGGTTGAGCATCAGCCCAGTCATGAAAATCATCAGACTCTTTTATTTCTTCAAAGTCAGGATGATATTTTGAAAGTTCTAAAGCAGCTTCTCTTTGTTGTAAAGTAGTATTAGCTTTTTTTAAACCTTCTAACTCTTCTTGTAATGTCTTAACTTCATTTTGAGATTGCAAATGAGATACAGTTTCTACAACTCCATAAATGTCAGGGTAATCGTTCTTAAAAGCTTCTAGCTCTTCTTTAGATTTAGGTGGTGTGTATTTAGGTCTGTTCTCTTGAAGTTGTACTTTAAGTTCACTTTCCTTACTACCCCATTCACCAAGTTTCCTGTCATAATATCGTTTAAGGTCGTCATATCTTTTTTTGTAATCGACTTTTGCATAAGGATTAGCTTCCACATTTAATGCAGAATCTTGAACCTTATCCATAGTGGCTGTAGTATTATCAGTTGTATCTTCAGGGTTGCCATCGGCAGTAGCTTCAGATTCAGTAATATTACTATCAGGGTTTGGCACAAACAAACCTGTATCAGCAGAAGTTCTATCAGTAGGCATCATAGTATCTGTATGCCAAGATTTTTTTCTGTTGTAAGGGTTTGCTGCGACTTCTTTTAGTCCTTCTTCGTTTTTACTCATTGTGTTGTCCTCCTTAGGGCTTCATAACTGAAGGTAGCTATGGTAGGTTTTTCTGTTAGAAACGAAACTACAAGGGCTTATAATAAATAATTTATTACAAGGTAGCTTGTCTATCCGTAGAGTTACCTTTCTCTACAAATTCTTTTATACTTCTTCTTCTTGAGAAGAGTTTCCAGCATCATAAGATTCTTCTGCTTGTTTCATCATCTTTCTTAATTTGTCTACACCAAGGTTCTTAACTGCCTTTGCTGTAAATACAAACTCACCATCTGATAAAAGTGCTGGGATAGAGTCTGAAGTTCCTGTTCCTGGTCCTTCTACTTCTCCATCTTCTGTAAATTCTGTTGCTACTAACTTAGGAATAATAGCTTCTAATTCTGGATGCATATCAATAGATTCATCTAGAATTTTTTCTTCGTCTTCGGATAAAGCTGAAGTATCTATAATGGCATCCATGTCACCATAATCTTCTTCTTCTTCTTCCATTTCTTCATCCATAGGCATTTCATCTTCCATACCAATAGGTTCTAATAAACTAGTTTCATCTTCCATAGCCATAGCATCTTCCATATCCATGTCATCTTCCATAGCTACTTCATCTTCCATATCCATATCATCTTCTACTTCACCACCTTCTGCATAAGCTTGGTAGTCTGGTCTTTGTGTAGAATACTTTTCAACTACTTCTCCACCTAAAGCCATTTCTACTTTTCTATCTTTAGCTTTATAGGATTCTAATTCTTGTTCTTGTTTAGGTGTTAAATCTAAACCACTATCTTTCATAGCTTCAAGCTTTTCAAATTTTCTA